GCCCTTCGTGGTTAATATTGCATCTACTGTTACTGTCGTAGGATTTAAAATTGCCATAATTCTTTATGTTGTATATACTAATAAATATAATAAAATTCTAGATGTTATCCAAAGGTACCACCATTAATATCACTAATTACTGATTGGTCGTTAAGTAATTTTTGTTTAACTTCACGAGTAATAGTGTCTATATTGTCTAATACGCTTTGACTAATATCTTCAGGTATTAAGAAACCATATGATGTTTTGCCATCTCTTTTTGTAAAGTTTAATATTACGTTAGTTTCATCTTTAATCCTTGATAATAATAAAAATCTTTTATAGTTTCCGGCTGCTAAATTAGTTTTAGATAAAGTAGATAAAGGAGCATCAAGAGTTAAAGATAATTGTCCTCCTACTAAATCAACACTTAATATACTATATTCTAAAATTGTATCGTCAGAAAGATATAATAATAGTAAATCGTATGGTTTGGGATTAAAAGCATAATCCACATCACCATATTCATCATATAATGTACTTATAGAACCTGATGTTGGGTTTGGAGAATAAAAATAATTATTTCCATAAAAACTAGATATTTGTGTATTAAAGCTAAAAGAGGAATCTGATGAATTTAAAGTATAAGGGCAAGTATTTATCACTGAATAACCAGTACTAAGTGCTAAAGAACCTATAGATACAAATCCATTATTACCTGTTGCTAATGAAGCAGTAATATTATTATTACTAGCGTTTACTAATCTTAACTTAAATGCTATTTTATCTCCAATAGTAAAACTATTATAATTAACATTACCAGAATACCCATTATTAATAGTTAAAGTAGTTGTTTGAGTTGTATCACCTCCAACTACGTAAGTACCACAATTACCAACTAGAGTATCTGTCCATAAATCTCCAGACACTATATCATATGAACGAGCGCATATTCTTCTAGTAGCCCCTGGTTTTATATTAATAGTTCTAGGTGCTCCACCAACACATTGAAGATATTGTACTTCTACATCATCCCCCCCTTCATTAGTTATATCTGTTTCTATACAATTTTCTGTTATACCACCAAAAAATAATGATTCACTTACCTCTTGAATTTTAGTATTATTTTTATACATTTCTAAACTCCAAGTAGCATTATTACTAGCAGACATTTGTGTTGTTATCTGAACATTAGCATATACTTTATATTGCCCTGTTTCTTGTACAGAATAAGTTGCAGGGGTTGATGCTGTTGAAGATGTCCAATAAGTTCCTACATTAATAGGAGAATTAAATAAATTTAATACATATCCTCCTTGTAAAGGATATCCATTTGGACTACTTCCGCTTATGTAATAAGATGAACTTAAATTTTGAGCTTCAGCTAAATATGCTGATGGATTGCCTTGGTTTTGGAATGAAAGGTTTGGATCACTAGCACATGAAGCAAAATATATTATTGGTGTATAAGTCCACCCACTATTGAATATTAATTTTTCCCCATCAGTAGTTTTCTGATTACTATATAATTGGTTATTAAGTTGGGAAATACTTGATGTATCTCCTAATACAAATGTATTTTGAATTTCTTCCCAGTGTGTGTTGCGAAGATTTAATTCGGTTAAATCACCGTTTGTATTAACTAAATATTTTAAAATAGCATTATTTCTTTTAGGTAAAAATTTATTGTTTACAATTTCAGAAAATAATCCTAATTTAACTGTATTTCTATCTATAACTGCTGTTTTACCATAAGATATATCTCCATCAGTGTATGTATTATAAGTAGCACTTGATAATTTTACACCTTCGTAACGTGATAATTGATGAGTTTTTAAAGAATCATATGAATCTTGTAGTTCAGTAGGTGATAATATACTTTGGGTTGTACCAAAAATATATTCAATTTCTTGTCTATTATTAGATATTAAACTATTAGTTACATTATTTAATAATACATTAAAATCTGAGTGTAAAAATTTATTATAGTTAGCACTTTCACTTACTGTGTGTTGTGCATTCCAAGATGCTGTTGTACCTAATACATAAGGATTAGGATTAGAATCTTCATAATAAGAATATACGTTAATAGCACTACCTGTTATATCTCCGTCATAATAAGCGGATTTATCACCAGATAATTTAGTATATAAAGTAGTATATTCAGTTGAAATACCAACAGGATTAATAGTACCTTCTTTAATATCTATTTCAGATGTAGATGATGGATTAGCATAAGACCATTTATTTCTTTCTAATACTGGTGAAGTAATACTAATACCAGTAGACAGATTAGCTCTTGCAGGAACATAATCTTTTAACATTTTAAATAATGAATTATCAAAAAACTGAATTAAGCGAATAAAGCTATTATAGTCAGTTGCATTAATATATTGTGTGCCTACAGAACTACTAAAAGGAACTATAGATGCTGTTAATGGAGAATAATATTTTTGACGTTCAATTTCTAATGTTGGATATGAACCACTATATTGAGCTCTAGGATCACCAATAAAATCATCTAAACTCCAAGTAGTACTTGCTGAAGCTGCTATAGAGGCAGAAGCAAATAAATCAATCTTTTCTTGTGGTGAAAATGAAATATCAACATAATGAAGATCATTTGTTCTAAACTGAGTAGATGATGTTGGGTAGGTTTGTAAACTAATATAAGGAGATAATACACTTCCTGTAATAGTATTAGATACAATTCTTACTTTATCGTTATTAAATTCATCTAATAATCCAGCTTTATTATCACCACCATATTCTTTAACTCCTAAAATACTACCTGTAATACCAAAAGTAGAAATTAATGTTTGTAAACCATAAGTTGTACCTTTAGTTTTTAATAACAATGGTAAGTTATGATAAATTCTTTTATATGATTCAGCAAGTAAATCTTTACGTGGTATTGTATTTAAATAAGAACCAGTAGATGTAAATGCTTGGGCATCACTTCCTGTATAATAGGCACTACCACTTTGTCCAATTAAAAAATTAGTATTGTCTGAATCTCCATATTGGTTATATAGCTTAGTTCCTAATGATTGTAATACATAATATACTAAATCTTTAGATACACCTTTTTCTAAATTATTGTTTGCTAAATTAATATCTGTAACAGACTTTATAAAAATCCAAATATTATCAAAATAATGACCAATCATTTCTATAAAAGTAAGATATGGAGCATTATTATCATCATCTCTAATGAAATTAGGTAATGTATTAATTATATAATTTTGATTATCGTTATCATATGTCTCTGCACTTGCCGTAGCAGCTGTATACCAACTATTAGCAGATGCGGTGCTGGCTAATATATATGGTAATGTAGAGTTTGTTTTAGGCCAAGCGTATGAGCTAGATTCAAAATATAAATAATATTCATATCCATCAAATTGAGATATGATAGTATCAATTGCGTTTTTAGATGACGTTATTTCTAATGCTAAACTGCTAGTAGTAGCAACACTAGAATTATAAGTAGCTATAAAACTATTATAATCTTGGATATCTTTTACTTTACCATAAAAGTTAATTAATCTTGTTTTTGCTGAACTAAAGAAAATAAAATCATTACGATCAGTATAGTCTATATTTATATCAATACTTTGTGAAGTCATTAGACTTAAAAGTTGTTGATAGGAAGAAGTAGAAATACTATTTACGTTATTAATTAAACCATCATATGTTTGATATGATGTTGCTACATTATTTTGGTTAGAAATATTAATATCGAAATTAGGACCTCTAAGTTGAGGTAAAGGAGAAGGAATTACTAATCTATCTAAATTAACATTAAAAGAATATGGATTAATTTTTTCTTCAACAATCCATAAACTTGATTTTTCCTGAATATTAATAGGTAATGGTTCGTATAATTTAAATAGGATCTCATACCCAGATTCAACTTTATTTAATGCTACATTTACTGTTAATGCTTGATAATTATCTCCAAAATTTACAAGATAATTTACAAAATAAGCAGAATTAGTATACTCATTAATAAGTGTTATAGAACCACTTTCAATCTGTTCGTTAGTTAAAATTGTAGAACCTATTCTTAATTCAGTTCTATCTGCAGATATTTCTTTTAAAAATAATTCAGAATTTGAATTAGATACTTTATTATTAAAGAAATTATATTGTACACTAAATTCACCAGATGTATATCCTAAATTTTGTAAGTCTTTAACAGGGTCAATTTCTATTATAGGTAATGATCCTGTTGGAGTTACAAATGATGTATTTGGTGATTTAAAATCTTTATAGTTATAGTTTATTCTTAAAAGATTTCCACTAATATCATAAATAAAATATTCAATATAATCGTTAATTTGACCAAAGTCTTCTACTAAAGTAGATGCAGTAAGTAATCTAGTATCTTCTTCATTATAACGAGATACCTGTTGAATATCTAAAATATTACCTACTATTTGAATATTATCTGCCATTATTTTTAAATCAAGTCGTTTATTGTTGTTTGTGCTTCTAATACCTGTTGTCTTAATGATGTAATTTCATTTAATAATGCTTGAATATCATCTTGACTTATACTAACACCTAAATAATCAGCTTCTCTTTGTAAAATATATCTATGGGAATTTATATCACCTTCTTTTTCAATTTGATAAAATAATTCATCATATAATTGAAAAAAATCATCTATAGTAAAAGAAAGAGTTTCTTCAACTGTATTTTGATTTAGAAATTGACTAAATTGAGTATTAATTACTCTACCGTAAGTATCCTTATTAAATACAGTTTTTTGTACTGGTATTTGAGACATTATCTTATAACTTTAAAAATGTAATCTTTGTCTGTTATTATTGTTTCTCCATTTGACAATATAGTTTTAAGAAGAACTTTATAATAGCGTTCAGGTTCCAATCCATTCATATATACTGTAAAATAATTACTAGTTGAATCGCATCCGATCTTAGTATATGAATTATCGTAATCTACGACAATTTCTTCAGTATCCAAGTCTTTTATTGACCAATATGAAGAAGATGGTAAGCATTTTTGATTTCCAAAACCTAACGATGTTCTAAAGGTTGTTGATTGATATAAATCTCTAACAGCAACTCTAAATTTCTGAACTGAATCTTGTTGGTATTGAGCTTTGTTATTGTTTATAACAGCTGTAAAATAACTAGATGTAACTACACTTAACGAACCTGTAGTATATGTTGTATCATTCCATTTTATTTCTAAACATGGAGGATATATTGTATGAGTGTGATCTGAGAAATATTTTAATTCGAATTTTGATGCTGATGTAAATTCTATAGATGAAGAATTTTTTAGTATAAATCCATAATTAGGAATAGAACTACTATACCAAGCAGCAACAGCATTAGTTACTGTGAAATCAGTATCTTTAGAATCTATTTCAGAACTAAAACTTTGAGTAGCAAGATATGTTGAAGAAGTATACCAATTACCACCACCAGCATTTCCTGTAGCACTATAAGATCCAGTAGTACCTGTTGTGAAACTAGAAGTTTGCCATAAATTAATATCAAGTTCACTTCTGAATTTCCAACTTGCACCGTCTGTTGTAATAGGAACATTACCTAATCTACCCGTACCTTGATTCCAGTCTTGAGATAAAGCGCGAGCTTCTAAAGTAAAGGAAGTTGGTATCTGTGATGTATTAGCTACAAATAATTTTAATGAAGCTGCAAATGCACTTGAACTAACCAATGCCATAGCAAGGCTAATATCAGATGAGGGGAATTTTAATAATGTACGTGATACCTCATTAGTACTATTAATAGATTCAAATGTGCTTATTTCTAATATTTCATCTAACCCTGTATTTAATGTTGGGTAGAATGAATATATTGTTGCACTTTTTTCGGGGAATATTTTATAAACTGCCATAGTTAGTAATTACTACATATAAATATGTTAAATACCAAACTATTTTACGCTAGTAAAGCGTGATATTCTTTAAAATGTTTGATACGATCCGGTAAACCAATTGTACCACCGTTAACACGTTTAGTAATTGATGTAACAACGGCATCCGTTGCGCCACCATCCGCTAATTTATGTAAACCATTTTTATTAAAGAACCAAGCAGCTGATAATAATGCATATTTTGTTGCAACTAAATCGGGAGTGGTAGATAAATCTTCATTTATTGATTTACCAAATGCAACATAATTATCTTTACCTGTTAATTGTATATAACCACGACCATGAAATTTCCATCCATCGCCAGATGTTTTATCACCATTACCCATTCTACTAGCATAAACTATATTAGCAATTTTTTCAGGTTTACGTTCGTATATTAAAGCAGTTGCTTCATCAGGGAAATATTTTTTAAATATACCCATTAAGCCTTTAGCTCCATAATTTAAATTTTCTTGTACTAATTTAAAACCACCTGATTCGTGACCACATTGAGCTAAAAAGTGAGCTAAACGTAGTGGAGTATTAATTTGAAATTTTTCCATTACTCCTGGAATCTGAGTAATTACTGTGTCTGGGATGTGTCCTTTTAACTTTTCTAAGTTCATGATTTTATTTTTTAATTTTTAACTTACTACTACTCTACCTTGAATATCGGTATTAGGGAATCTAACTTCAAATATTGCTGGATCTAATGAAGGATAAACATTGCTATTTCTAGTTGCACCCGCAATATCATATCCATATGGAGAATAATCTCCTCCTTGTTTATTTACTACTTCAATCTTAACTATAGATTGTACTCCTCTAATTTGTAATAATTTAGAAGTTATTTCTGATAAGACAATTGGTTGGTTTATTTGCCAGTTGTCTATATTAAAGTGACTTTGTAAAGAAGATATACAATTAGTTAATACATCTTTATTAGAGTACCCACTTAATACTGTTATATCAAAATTAATACCAACATTAATATAATAGGCATCTTTAATATTAATAGCATCAGTAACCATTCTATATTGGTTAATGTAGGTTGCTAAATTATTTTTTAATAAAGCTGAACCTGTAACTAATTGTTTAGCACTGTTATAAGATAAAACATATAAATCTAAAGATAATGGATTAAATCCTTGCGTATAAGATGTAGTTTGTTGTGGGTTATTATAAAAATCTTGAGAAATATATGCTTTAGATACAGTACCATAATCAGCAGGCATTGCTAGTGATCGTACAATATAATCATCTTTAGTTACAGCTCTTAATTGGGTTGAATAAGCATATAAAGCATTTTGACGAATTTCTTCAATTGTATCACCATTTCTACCTCCAGATGATGGGTTCGGGTTAGAAGATACTACACTATTTTTAATAGTATTAAATAAATCTCCCGCATATCCATTTTTAGTTGAAGTAATAGAAGAAACATCTATATCCGTTAAATCACTAACAGGAATATTTGATTGGATACCACCTCCCACTAAATAATTTACTGTCAAAGAATCTGAAGGTACTAAACCATATTCTTGAGTAAAAAAAGTAGATGCTTCATTATAATTATTAGTTATTAATGAGATACCAGGTACAGAGCCAGATTGAATATTACCAGCAGTTGGAATTATTTGAGAATCAGATTTATTAGATACACCTGCTCCAAATTCTAATTGAATTGTATTATCAGATAAAATTCTAGAAACAAAACGTCTAGGAACTCTTTGTAAAGATAATAAATAAGGCACCTGATCTTGATTTGATCCAGTATTAGATGTTTTTTGAAAAATTGTTGATTGGGCTAAATAAGGAACTTCATAAAAAATATTTCCATCACTTCCTGTTACGTTTAATATTTGTAAAATATTAGTATCAGTAATATTAGCAGTTGCAAACTTTTGATTAGGAGCAAAACTAATAGTAGTTGATTTTAATTCAGCTGAAATAGCAGGTACTGATTTTTTAATTAGATAGCTTCCACTATTTACAAAAGTAAGTTCAGCACTAGCTGTATTTGTAAAGTCAATTTCTTGTGTTGTAATGAATTTAGTACCTGTAGATGTTGATGTTATTACTGTATTTGCTGGTATTAATAACCCATATGTATTAACATTAGGTACAAGTACACTGGCGCTTGTTGTGGTTGGAACAATTTGGTAAACATCAACTATAGTGCTTGAAGCATAAGATGCTTTTGGACGATAACCCATTACATATGCTTGTGCATATAAATTTTCTTTTTCCTTAGCAAATAATAAGAAATTTTCTTGAGTTTGAGTATCTAAATAAAATGACATTACATCACCAACATAAGATGCCATTTCAATGAACATATTACCTGGAGTTGGTTCGGAGAAATCATTGTATGTGTTAGGGAAATATGTTTTAGCGTACTGTTGTAGCTGTCCTTTAAATTCCGTAAACGATTTATCTATATATGATATATTTTGATCTTCGTTAGTCATTATTAATTAAATTGTACTGTTATTTCGTCTGGGGTTTGTGATATATTTAATATATAGTTAACACTTATATCTATTGAGTTATAATCTGTATTTGGAGTTACAGCAATACTAGTTACTGTAATTTCAGGAATATAATATCCTACACTACTTAATACAGCATTTTTAACCTTTTCAGCATTAACATCATTTATATTTTCAAACAAATATCTTTTTAAATTACATCCAAAATTAGGATTCATTACTCTTTCACCCATATCCGTTAATAATAAATTAACTAAATTAGATTTAATTTGATTTTTAGTAGTATAAGTACTAGTAAAGGGTTTATTAAAAGGTAAGCTTACCCCAATAGCAATATTCTTTTGTAAATCTAACGGATTTACACGTATTGTTTGAGGTATTGGCATATTATCCTAAATTTCTTAATCCTTGTTTGTCCATTGGTGACATGTTATTAGCAGCATCAGCAATAAAAGCAGCAAATGGATTTATTTTTTCACCAGTAGCTTCATCAACAGCATCAATTACTTTTAATACTGGTTGTGGTTGTTGGAAGCCAAAGGCTTCACCCATTTTACTACGTAGTGATGCTTTAACGTCTGGATTGCCAGGCATTACATCTGCGCTACTATAGCTAAATGTTTTGTTTTCACGTAATGATTTTTTCTCTTGTTTAGCCATGTGCTCTTCAAGAATGTATGGTAACTCTTCATGAATAGCATCAACTACGGCTTCTTTGATTAATTTTTTAAATACTTTGATGTTCATAATTATAAATATTTTATCCTTGTAAATTTCGTTGATCGATAATTAGTTTTAGTTGGTCTATTAGATCGTTAGGGTCCAAAGTAAATGATAATTCACTTCTCAATATATCTGTACCATCACGATTAATTGCTACAGCATAGCGGCGTTTATTTCCTTTAACAACAATTGCTTGTTGAGCACCTAATGTTTGTTCTTCTTTAATAGCAAACTTAAATCCTTTATATGTTCCAAAATCACCACCTGTTGGAAGGAAAGCATTAGACAAATCAGCTAATTGTTGTTCATTTAGATTAATTGCTGATTTTAAGTCTAATAATTGGTTAACTGTTTTTAGTCTTTCAATTAGATCGTTTAATTTAGAAATTTCATTTCCTAATACTACGGTAGAAATAGCTAATACTACATTTAAAGCAAGAATTAGTTTATTTGCTCTTTCAAGTGTTTTAACAATTTTAATAATTACATTAACGGGAATACCAATACCAGGAGGTACAGCAGTTGGGATAGGGATAGCAGATAATATAGCTACAATTGTACTAAATATAGTAATGTATGTTGCAATCTGAGATATTGTTTTTTGAAGTGAAGATAATTTACCTATACTATTATTAATTAAAGTAATAGTATTATTTCTTAGATTAGTAGCAATAGCAATTGTTTCGGGGGTGTTTGCTTGTTCAATATAAGCATTTACTTGATCTACTAAAATTTCTAATTTGCCTCTTTGGGATAATATAGAAGCAAGTCTACCAGCAATTTGTAAAGCAATAATAGGTGCTAAAGTTTTAGCAGCGTTTAAAGCCATTTTTTTAGCTAAGTCTCTTCTTGCTTTTGCTCTTTCAGCTTTATTTTTTGTTTTTCGTTTTTTAAGTTTTAATTTTAATTTTTCTCTTTCTGCTTTTAATTTTTTATAAGGATCAGAAAGTATTTTAGTTAAATCTTCTTGAAACTTAATTTTTTGAGCTTCTAAACTATCTATTTTAGCTTTATAAGCTTCATTTTCTTTTGCAACAGCAGCATTATACTGTTCTTCAGTAATTTGTTTATTTTTAAAAATTATCTCTAAACGTTTTAACTCAGTATTATGATCTATTCCTGCTTGAACTGATTGTTTAATTGTTTCTTCAATTAATTTTTTTAACTCTCCTACTTTTCCTTCAACAACAGATATAACTTTATCTTTAGCTTTATTTACTAATTGATCACCAAAAGTTTTAATAGCGACTGATGATGATATTGTTTTTAAAATATCAGGAGAAACTACAGTTGATATACTTAAATTATTAGACATTAAGCTGTAAAGTTTTGTTGTGAAAGAATACCCTCTAATCTGTCTGTAGCTCTATCTAAAGTATTTAATAATCCCTCAGCAGCAGTATTAATATCTATAGCAGGTGCACCTTCAGGACTACCAATAACAGTGGATAGTGATGTACCAAATTCATACATACCACCTAATAAATCAAGTAATAAATCATACGTTTTGTTACCTAAAACCAATGGTTCAGACGGTAATTGATTATTTATAGTACCTAAAAAAACAGTTCCTCCATTAAGGTGAATCCTTTCATTAGCATTTAGATTAATAATATTTTTAGTGCTTATTTCAACATTTGTTTTAGCAAATATCATTACTTCATCCTTTTTAGAATTTAAAGTAACTCTATCACTATTAATAATAATCTGAGCGTTGTAATATTTTGATGGATCTATTGGGCTAGTAAGTGGATTTACATTACCTGTTCTATCAGGTTGTAAAGGAAGTTTTTGTGTTGAAGTAAGATAAATTGTAGATAAGTCTTTATTTATTTTTTCAACATGGAATTTCTCTCCAGGTTCATAACTAAACCCATTTGACAATATTGTTATTGGATTATCATCATTTCCTATTTCACTCCATTCATTTAAATTAGAAAATAATTTAGTGGTTGAACCAAATCTTAAAGCAGAACCTTGTCTACCTTGAATAATATGATCACCTTCAAAAGATAATAGAGTTTTAACATTTGGATTTTCAACAAACGTTAAACCTAAAGCTGATTGATCAGATGCTGGTTGACTATTTTGTTGGTTGTTATTCCATAAATTAACTACACTAATATAGTATTTTTGGGAATTGTTACTTGTAACTTGTGAAGTAGGAGAAGGTAAATCTTCTAAGTAAACTAATTCTCCTAATATAGGAAAATATTGAAACTGGGAAGATAATGATTTAGCAATTTTACATTTATCTAAAAAATCATCCCCAGCATTACCAGCAGTATCTTTTGCTTGATTATAATCTAAATAAAATACAGAACCTATACCATTGAATCCCCCTGCTTTTTTAAACATAGCAGCTGTAGGGGTATTTTCAGTAGTAACTACTCCATATACTCTACCTACTTGGGCTTTTCGAGGTGGGGTAGCTTTTCCTTTACCAACAGAGGCAACAACGGATGATAGGTTAGTTCTTACTCTCATTTAAGCTTGATATTGAGGAGCTTGTTGTAACAATTTTTGTCCTTTTTCTTGTACCTCTTTTTGTTCAGCTAATAATGCTTCAATCTCATTCATATCTAATAATTCATTACTATTATTATTGTTTAAAGTAGAAGCACGTTGTGCTATAGCTGCCATCTTTACTAATTGTTCGTTATTTTTAACATTAACATCAAGTAAATCCTTAACAACAGGCATTAAGTTTGTTGCATTACCTACGTTGGCTGTTGCCATTGGTTTCATAGTATCAATGAAATCCTCAATCTTCTTATCAATATCTTTATTATTCTTGTGTATTTTCTTAAACAGGTCCGATAGGGACATACCATCAAATACTTCTACATCATTAAAATTAACCATAATTGCGTTTATCAATAAATATGAATAATTAAATCTTTATATACCCGTGCTCATAGTATTCATTGTATAAATGAACATATATAACCTTAAGTTTTTTAATGATTTTAGTTATCTGAGGGGTGGATACGTCTGTAATTTCGCGTATATAGATGTATAGGGCCTTTTTATTAAATATTTCTAGCGTTTCACGCTTGCGAAATAATTCAACAACAGCGTCTGCTGTTTGAGCGTCTTGTTTTTTAGGAAATAATTTGTAAATATGTTTGTCTATATACTTAATATATTGATCCATAAACCCATTACCATCCAGCATATTCTCAATGTTCTTATCATTTTCATATAAGTGCATTTGATCCTCATCAGATTCATCTACATCAACTTTCTCTTGAAGTTTCTTATAGTTGTTTTCATTATAAACAATAAGATAACGTTTAGCAATAGTACCAAAGTAACTAAATGCCTTACCCTTCTCAGGTTTATATAGATGAAGTTTCTCAAGCAGAAATGTAATCACTTCATGCTTGAGCTCTTCAATAGTATCTGTATCGGTGTAGTAGAATTTAAACGTATGAATGATATTTTCGGCTAATTTATAGAAGCCATATTCAATACGTTCATTATAAATGCGATTACGCTCAGCTGTATCAACAGTAATAAGATATTCGACAATAGCGTCTTCAGTATCTTGAGTAAAATAGATACGGGGTTCTTTTGGTTTACGTTTACGTGGTTTACCGCGTTTAGTAAGTGCTAACTTATCGTCGTCAGCAAATATATCGTAATTATCGTTATATGACATAGTG